AAACCGCTCAGGGTCTAAGATTGTCAGCGCCATATTAACGCCAGCTTGAGCGGCTTTTGTGTTGCCAGACTCTAGTGCGGCAAACACTTGGTCATAAATCTGGGTCGGCTCGCCTGCGTTCTTTTTGGCCGCAATGATGGTTTTAAGTTGTTCCATCGCAACTGTTGGATTGTTGTTTTCCAAAGCCATCGAAACAGAAAAGCCTTGCTTGAATTCATTGGTCAAGCGTTCTTCGCCAAAACTTTGGCGGGCTGACTCAAGGGCTTGCCGTTGTTGCGGATAAGTAAGAATCAACTTATTAAATGAACTCTGCGTTGGGTTGGCTAATGTAGCTTGCAGGTCGGTAGCATATTGCGCTTTTATGGCTGCGGCTTCTTCTTGTCTAGCTTGCTCTTGCGTGCGCTCCCTGCGTTGAGCCACGGCTTGGCCAAGCCCTGCAAAAGCAGGGGTAAGATCAACCATCTGCGATGCGTAATTGATTGGCGCTTGTAGTGGATTGATGGCCATGTTTTAACCTTAAAAAGCTGCGATTGTTTTGCCAATTTGCAGCGCATCGCCAAATGCCTGCCTGTTTACATTGCCCCTGGCGATTTGACCGCCTGCAATAGCTTGGCCTTGATTGGCTAAAAGATTTGCAATATTGCTTGCAGAAGACATGCCTTGCGATGCTTGTCCGGCTGCCGACGCTTGGCCCAACGCAGAAAGACCACCAAGGCGACCGTATTGCTGCTCGATAAGCGCGTTCAGCATTTGTGGCCGGAACTGTGCAAGCGCAGCTTGAGTGTTGCCGCCACGTAAACCGCCTGTGGCTGATGCGTTTTGCAAGATAGCATTTTCACCTTGCTGCGTAAGTGACTGAAAAAATGGAGATTGCTCAAAGCCTGAGATTGCTTGTTGCTGCGCCTCCTGCCCCTGTAATCCGATCAAAGCCTGCTGGCCACCTAGCGCACCCTGCCCTGCGGTAACATAAGGTGCCATAAGTTCAACTAATGCGTCAAACTGTCTGCGCTGCTCGTCTATACCAGCTTGCGATGCTGCTGCCTGTGTTCGGCCTGCGGCTTCTGCTGCTTTTCCAGCTTGCTTTGCGCCGGTGATGCCTCCAACCACGTCACCAATTACGTCTCCAATAAAACTCATAATGTGCTCCAGTCTTGCCGAGTCATGCCCAGCACATAAACGTCTTTAATGATGCCGCCCTGCACACAAGCGTGTCGGCGTGTGCCTTCGTGCTTCATACCAAGTTTTATGCAGTAATTCTTTGCCGACTCTAAGCCTTCAATAATGTAAGCGGTCACGCGCAAAATAGGTTGGGCAAATGCCCATGCTAGGAAAGCGCGGCCAAGAGCGCGAGAGTGCTTAATGGCAGCTTTGTGCAAAAGCGAATGTAGCTCCAACTCAATGCTTGAGAAACGGATGGCCATAAATGCGCCAACAAAGTGACCGCCTACGGTTGCACTTAAATATGTAACGCTCGGATGGTCAATAGGCGCGGCTGGACGTTGGTCGTGACCCACTTTTGTGATGTAGGAATCAGAGTAAACCTCTTGCAAGTTCGCTGCTGTGATTCCTTCAGTGATGGCCGCGTTCAACATGTTTTCTCCGTAGTCGGAAAGAGTTGCTGGCGGCTCTGATGACTCAGCGCCTTTATTGTCGCACATTTCGGCATTTGGTCAATCTTCATACTCTCGGTCTTCCCATGCTTGGCAAACACGCATGTCGTTACAGATAAAGTCCAGCTTTTCGCAGTGGCCACGAAAGCCTGCGCCCTTGTCGTAGGCAGCAAGGGGGATGCGCTCGATGCGAACCTGTGCCATTAGGCTGTTGTCATAGTAACCGCAGTTGGAGCAGTGCTTGCGTCTGGCCTCCTTTTCATCGGATTGCATAGCTTCTGCTAGACCTGCGTAGAACTCCTTATTTGCGCCTGGCTCGTTGGTGGGCACCTCGGGGCCGTAGTTCCAATCCTCCACCGCAATGACGTAGTTCTTCTTGTTTTCTGCGTTGGTGATGAATGCCTCATCCATCGGCAGGCCGGTAAAGCCCTTGGGAATCATCATAAAGTCTTTCATCGGGCAGTTCCTTTAAGTTACTTCGCGGCCAGATGCGCGTATGGTCAGCGCTGTTGCTGTGCCTGTGGTGCTGATAAATCCGCCGGTTGCCAAGACTTGGCCTACTAGCTCGGGGAAGGTGTAAGTTTCATCCGGGGCAATGGCTCGGCTGTCAACAATCAGGTTGGCTGCGCCCGCTGTACCGCCGCTGCTAACCAAGTTTACGCTGATAAGAGCATTGCTAGCCGTTGTGTTTGTTGCCGTGAACTTGTCAATGATAGCTGTGGCATTAACAACTGTGTATTGAGTGGTTTGCGCGGCCTCCATTTGCTTTGAGCCGATGAGGGGTTTTACTGTAACGGTCATAATTATCCTCTATTGTTGAACTTGCGTAACTTCTATTACCACAGCAGGTGCTACTGGTGCAAAGGCTGTAGCGGGTACGTTGTCAAGTGTAACGTTTGTGCTGTCGGCAGCATAGACTAACTCTACATATCCGTTTGCTGCCAATGATACGGCTTCAGCTACAGATAGCGGAGTATATGCGCCATTCACGCTCACCGTAACAATCCGCGCCGATTCTGGAATGTTTGTGCCGTTTTTGCGAAACCAAACCCAAATGTTTTTGTCTGCTCCAGAATTACTGCTAAATTGCAATGTTGCCGTAAATTGATACAGTCCTGACTGTGGCACAACAATCCTTGATGCGGGTGTGCCTAAAACGACACCGTTACCATTTCTGGTTACATCAAAAACAATTGGGTATGCTGTGTTTATTACCGCTGGGCTAGTGTCCGTTTCTAGCGCAAAGATGCCGTAATATTGCATTTGAGCAATGGTAGGTCGCACAAAGATGACACCCGTCGTTGCATTTGACACAATACAAGCAGCAATCGGTATGACGTTATCTGGTGCTGTAGGCTTAACATTAGTTAACCCACCCGCAACAGTAGGGGAGACGTAAAGAATATTACCCACGCTGAATGCACTGGTATTAAGGTCACGAACAAAGCCGAACGTTACGCAGTACCCTTTCTCACCTGAATCGGGTAAGTCATGCGTCATAATGCCCAAAATATTAAGACTTGGTTGTGTTCCATTAGCCAAATAAGGAGCAACTAAAACCGCGTTAGCAGTCGCCCCTGCAAAGCCTACGGCTGTACCATTGGTAATCGTGACCCCAGTAGTGTTGCCAACACGGGCGTATTGTTCTTGCCCGATCTGTTGGGTAACACCGTAATCCATACCTAAGTTAAGCGTCTGGTCTGTATTATTCCAACCCATTCGCGCAATCTTACGAGCAAAAGGTGCACCTAATTCAAAGTCAACGTAATCAGCTTCTACACTGTTGTTGTTTTCAATAACAGGCGCTGTGCTTAACAGGTCTAATTTATTTGCTATGCGCTCAAGTGTGTCTAAAGCCTCATTAGCAGAGGCTTGAGAATTACCTGCTTGGATGCTAATGCCTGTGGTGTCGCTGGATGGCGCAACCTCATCAACAATTTCAAACAGCTTTTCAAACTGCTTGATCTGCTCCTGATTTTTCAGGAACGTGGCAAGCTGGTCGCGGGTGAGATTTATCTTTTGCGTTGCCATTAGTAGGCCAGTGGCTCAAGTTGGGCTTCCAAGCGGATGAAGGACATGTGCGCTTGGCTGTCACCCCGGAAACGCTGAATCCGCCAGTTGCGCATATGGCCTTGTTGAAACCATGCAAGGCGCTTGCGGCTGTTGCCGGTAGTGCCTACGCGGATGCCTCGGTCTTGGCTCCAAGACTGGCCGTCTGTGCTGTAGCTGGTCGTGATTATTGGGTCAACCCCAAGCGCTACGCTGCCGGTTAAACTTACAAGCTCCATCTCGTTAAAGATTGCGCCGTTGCCCTCGTTGTACACAATGAGCGTTCCAAACTCCCATCGCACAATCTGCGCCCAGTGGCTGCTAATGTTGTCGACTAGATAGCCTATTGCGTTTGACTGCGTGTCACCTACAAGCCACTTATCATAAGCCCAGACCATATTTTTTGCGCGGTATTGTGCAAAACCAATTGTGCTGGTTGTCAGGGTAAACCATACGGGCGTTTGCAATGCCTGCGATGCGGTAGCGTCATACACAATGGTTCGGTCCGGCAAATGGATGTAGAGGTGATTGTGGTTTTTATCGTTTCGAGCTTCGAGCTTGACGGTAACGAGTTGAGCCTCTGTATAACCAAGCAGTATTTGATCAATCTCTTGCGTGCTGAGTTTTTCGGAGGTTGCGTTAACGCCAACATAAATGCCAGGCGATTCATTTCGACCGCTGCCCAAGAAGGCAATGCCATTGACAAATACGCAGCATCCAAACGTTCCAATTACGCCTTTTTGGATTTGAGCGCCTTCGATTCGCTGGAATGGGAAAAACTCGCCGCCCACGTTATCAAACACCTCAATCGTGTTGCGGTTTAGTGCGTAGATTTCGTTTCTCAGCTTGAGCAGGGCAACGATTGGGTCAGGGTCAACCTCTGAGCTGCCGTACTTTAAAGGGTTGATCTGTGTAGGGTCTGACAATTCTGTCACCACAAGCGAGCTGCCGTCTGTGGTCATGTAGTATCCATCTGCCCAGACAACATCCAGCACAAGACCAAGATCGGGGTCTGTTACCTGCACCAAAGATGATTCGTCCCAGTAGTAAAGCCGCCCGCCAGAAGCAATTGCTAGACGACCAAAGCCGTAATCCATTGTGACCATTTCGTTGGTTGGGCCGCCTACGTCGCCTAGTGTCGTGACCAACCCATCACGGTCAATAGACACCAGCTTTGTACCCATGACCCGATAACACTCATTGCGCCAGTTGATGCCGCCACGGTCAATGCCTGGGCCAGAGCCGTTTGCCACAATGCCATCGCCTGGACGGAGGTAGCCTTTGCTGATGCCTGAGTCTTTCGGGACGGGCACGAGGTTGACCGGGTACGACGTGCGCAGGTCTGGGCTGCTATCGGCAAAGATTCCGTTAAGAATTGGGATTTGCATTTAAGCCGCCATTAAGCGATGCGATACCAGCTATTAAGCGACTGCACAAAACGCACCCGGAAGTTGTCCTCTGCTGCCAGAGTTGTGGGCGCACCATAAGATGCTGACGCGCCGTTGATCGCCAGCGTGAAAGCTGTAATCTGTTGCGTAGTTGTGACCAGCACTTCGGTGCCGTCTGGGGTCTGGGTGTTGAGTGGCAAGGTAATTGTCCCGGTGGCCAAGGTGCCAGCGGGTTGGATAAGCATCCACTGTTGCTCACTAACCGGCGTTGGCACAGTGATGTTAAATCCAGCGCCTGGCGTGTAAAGGGTGGTTGAAACGGTTGGTGCTGCAAATACGGTTTGAAAGTAGGCCAGCAATTGGCTGACCGATACCTTGCGAGCATCGCCATTGTTTGGCACGTAAATCGGGAGTTGGTCGCCGCCAGAGACTTGGCTGAGGCTTGCGAGTTGATTGATGGTTGGCATGATTTAAACCTTAATATAATTCAATTTGACCGTCTTGACCTGCAAGAAGTGGGTCAACTGGCTGGCGAAGAAATGGGTTGTCATAAACGCGCCACGGTTTATTGCCTGCGCCTGCTGGCATTGTGCCAGGCATTTGTTGCTCATATGGCATAGCGGCTAGTGACAGCAAAGTGTTGTAAGACTCTTTGGCCGTTGTTTTGGTGTCTGGCATAACCTGCTTGCCGTAGCTGGGTGCCAGTTTGATGGCCAAATTTGTGTAAATAGCCTCAATTGAACTGTCAGGCACGTTGGTCTGCTCGTCTAAGTCGCTGTCCTGTGGGCTTGATGGCAGAGGGTAGCCCAAGCGTATGCCTAGCGCGTTCCATGCCGCAAGCATAGTGTCCAGCCTTCGCAGTGCGGATTGCAATTGCTCTGGGGTCAAGTCAAAAACGTAGGAGGCAAGGCCAATTTCCTCAAAGGCTTGCGTGACGAATTGGCGCTTAGTCCATCCCATTTCATTCTCCCGTAGTCGGTTCGGTCAATCTGTCTTGAATCAATTGTCCCAGTTTTTTGTCTCTTGTCCTACCGTCAAAGCGGATACTTAATTCGTTCGCCTTGGCCTCTAGCTCTGCGCGGGTTGGTGCTGCATCATCAATGACTGGTTCAGGCACCGCCTTGATTTCTGGCTCTACCTGCTTCCAGCCTAGTGGCTTGGATGGCTTGCGCTTCTTGGTCTTTTTGGCCTTGAGCTTGATGCGCCAGTCTGCAACCCTCTTTGGTGTTGTAGCCTTGTCGCCTGCGGCTTCAATAGCGTCGGCAGATGATGCAAACCAGCCAGTGGCTAGTTTCTCGTCGAATTCCTCTTGCGTCTTTGCGCCCGTGTAAGCATACGTGCCGCCACTTGGCTTTTTATGTGGGCCTGGGCTGCGATACAGCATAGTTGGAAACAAGTCGCTCATTTCTTGGCCTTTATGGGCTTGGCAGTTTTCGCAGATGCTACAAAGTCAGCCTTGGTTGGTGCGCCTTTTGCACCAGGCTTTTTCATGCGCTCAGGTGTCTTGCCTGCGGCCTTCTGTGCCGCAATACGGTCACGCTTGGCATTGATATTAGCATACAAGCCGGTCTTCATTTCACGGCCTTCTTGGGTGCTTTGCTGGGCTTGCCTGCGCTATTGGCTGCTTTGCGTGCAGTATTAAGTGCCACGGCAACAGCTTGCTTCTGAGGCATTCCTGACTTCATCTCTTTTGCAATGTTTTTGCTTACGGACTTGGATGAGTAGCCCTTGGTCAATGGCATGGTGCACTCCTTAAAAAATAAAAGATGAGGCCGAAGCCCCATCTCTTAGTTTAGGTTATTGATTAAATAACAAAATTCCACTCATTTCTGGCTGTTTGTTAACCACGCCAAACAGAGTATCCAAGCGGTACTTGATCGTCATGGAATCAATGTCGTAGAACTTCTGCATGACCAACTCGACACCTTGGTCGGTGGTGGCACGCATCACTGCGGTGCCAGCATCGGCTGGGATGGCGTAACGGCCTGGGAGAATTTCCAGCGAATCTTTCTGCCAAAACACGTTGATTGCCGAGGCACCAGTGTTTAGGAAGGTGATTGCTGCGGTTGCCGACTCGGTAACTACTTCCACGTTCTTGTACTGCAACTCAGCATCAGTTGGCGAGTTTGTAGCGCCAATGATTGGAGGGCTAATCACCATTGTGGTGCCATTGGTCACGCTAAGGACACGATATGTCTTTAGTTGGCCAGTAGACGCTTTGGTGATGTGGTGCACCGCCTCAACGCCGTCAATGGTGAACGCATCGCCAGCAACAATGCCAGTGGTGCTAGACACAACAACAGACTGGTAACGGTTGTCAACGTTGATCTGTCCACCGACCGAGGTCGATGTAGCTTGAGGAACGAAGTCAGCCTGTGAGCCATTTGTTGCAATAGTGATGGAACTGCCAGCAGCCACACCAATGCGGTTTGCATAGTCAAACTTGTAGGTGTCAAAGCCTGCGACCATGCCAACAAAGTTGCGCTCGTAAGCCTTGTCAGACTTAGCATTGCCAAACGAACGGCTTGCTTGTGACAAGTTGCCAGCTAAACCGTTGTAATCGCGGCTTGACAGACCCAAGAAGCGGTCGTAATCAGGCACGCCTTGCTCGTTCATGATGGTGTCGCACAAGGAGACATCATCATAATCACCGGCAGCAGCACCAATTGGAACAACCAGCGTGCCTTGGGCGGCTGCTGTGTTCATAATCGCGACGTTGATGTCGGATGCGAGCTTTTGCTTGGCTGACTCACCCAAACGATTTTCTTGCAACGCATCACGCAGATCAAGCGTTGTCATAGTCCAAGGCACAGTCTTGCTGAAGCCAATGGTAGATGGCACAGACAACTGGGTCATGTTCTGGTAAGACGATGAAATGCTGGTGCCTGGTGTGCTGTCGATCGACTGAGCGATGTAAGGCATAGGTCTCCAGATGGTGTCGTTGGTACGAGCCATTTCAGTCTGGTTTGTGTTGTACACGCTAACGTGACGCGACAAAACCAATAAGTCTTGGAAACCTTCGAGGATGTCTTCGAACGCAACGCGCTCTTCTTTGGAAAATGAATTTGCCATGAGTGGCTCCTAAATTAAATAAATCATTTGGAAGCTGCTCGTTTCTGCGCTTTGTACTGGATGACTTTCGTCATGTTCCCAGTCTTCTCCGCTTCTGCTCGCAGCCGTTCAAGGGTTGAGTCCACCGCCCCAGATGTTCGGCCAGTACCTGACACAATTCTCTCGGGTGGCGGGGCTGCCTTACGGTTCGTAACTTTCAATTCTTTCTCCAGTTTCGCTACCGCAAAGGCAAACTTTACGGGGTCTTTGATTTCGGACAGCTCTTTAGCCTTCTTTGGGTTCTTACCGAGCGCGTAGACCACTAATGCGGGATTATCTGCACCTTGAAGCATAACGCCTTGCTGGGTGACGCTGAACAACTCTTGGGCCACGGCCTCAGCGTCTTCAAAGTCTTTGACCTTCAGCTCTGCTTTCGCTTTGCTGTAGCCGTCCAGTTTGGCTTGCCAGTCTTTTTGCTGAGTCATAACTTCAGCTTCTTGTCTGGCGTTTATTTCATCAGCGCGACGTTTACTGTCAAACCAATTAGTTAATGCATCTTCGTACTTTTCAGAGTCATAGTCGTAATCTTCGAGGCTTGGCTTTTTACCTAAAATGACTGGCTTGGTCTCGGTCGTAGTGGTTTGTAGCTTGCCTTGCAGTTCACGGTTCTGGCGCTGTAGCTCACGGTTGGTCTTACGCAGCTCACGTACCCATTCTGGGGCTTGAGTCTGTTCCTCGGGAGGTGGCGCTTCCTCACCAATGCTTACGATAACGTCGTCGGTTTCGGTGTCGTCGGTTTCATCGTCCAACTCGTCGCTAGGCGCTTCGCTGGTTTCAACTTCTTCCTCAATAATCACGTCCTCGTCTTCGTTCTCGCTCACTTCTGCCTTGTTCATCTTTGACCCCATCAAACTCACCCATTGAACGGCTGGGTGGATGCCGTTGGTTACATTGTCGCCCGTTTTCGATTATCTTACAATAGGCGGTTTAATTTTGTGTCGGTTGTACCATACTTTCCATAACCTTAAGTGCTAGCTCTTGCGTGTCTATGTCCACTTTGTTAAGGGTTTCAACAGTCTTAGCGCGTTTTAGTTCTGCGTCTGCAATAGTCTCAACAGTATCTGCGCGAGCCTTCGCCGCTTTAGCTGTGGCTTCC